TTACAATAGTATCGTTAGTATCTACTGTAGCACTATACCAACCTAAAGTTTTCTCTGGGTATCTAGCAGGTATTAGGGAAACACTTTCTGTATAGTCTGCTATACCTCTTACATCTCCTCTTAAAAGAGTATTAGAACCATTAGATAGAGATCTTTGATAAACTTCTGCTACCCTACCAGAGCCAGTGCCACCAGCGGTTTTAAAAGAGGAGAAACCCTCTTCTATTAAAAAACCTGTATAACCTGCTGGAATAACGAAATGTGTTTGTTGAGTAGTGCCATAACCTGCTCTAATACCTGCTATTACATTAGATGAGGAAGCACCTGTAGCAGTTATTAGACCTGCATTAATTTGCCCTGTACCTGAAGTTAATACCCTCATTCTATAGATTTCTATGTAACTATTAGTAGTTAGGACGTTAGTTGTCCCGTCTAGGTTTACATCCTCTGTTACATAATTATAATCTCCATCTAACCCTTCTATTCTCATTGTTAAAGCTCCTGTACTACCTATATCATCGGCAGTACTGGTAGAAGCAATATTAAATTGTTCAGCAGCGGTAAAGATAGCCCTAGTTCCACCTATTTCCCATATATCTTCTTCAGCAGCCGTATCTATCTCAAGGTTTTGTCCAAATTTCCTGATAGTAAAAGCATCATCTCCGTTAGCCAAAGACCATCCTCTCTTTACTGCATAATTAGCTATCTCTGTTAAGTTATTTTCTACGTTTAAAAAATTTATATTTCCCATTTATCTCCTTTATTAGATCTATTGGGGAGAATATTTTTATACCCCTCCCCTTGGGTAATTACCTGATTAGTCAGAATACTCTGCTATAAGGATCATGTCAGCAGTAGCTGTAGTAGCTTCTGATAACGTACCACAAATATAGAAAGTTTCATAGTCCGGTCTAGAAGATAGACCAGCTAATTCCCAAGCTTTCTGGTTAATGGTTTCGATCGCTTTAGTTTCGAATCTGATTTCTGTTAAAGCAACAGCTGCGGCGTTGATATCAATCGCAGTTCCGATTGCATCTTCGTCAACAGCGTCTGTATGCACAAAGTTGTTGTGATCTCCGTTACCTGGATAGAAACCGATATTAATATCACCGGTAGTTCCAGCGTCGTCTGATGCGAACTTGATTGAGTGCAATTTAGCGTCAACAGGGACTTCACAGAAGATTACAATATCATTGTCAGAAGCAGCTGCTAAACTTTCGTGAGCAGATACAACTTTCTTAGGGCTATTAAAACCCTTGTCTTGTAAAATATCTAGATTGTCCTTATTGGTTATTACGTCTGACTTATTAACTGCCATAGTATTTTCCTCCTAAATTATGTTAATATTAAGAAATTGGATTACAAAGAATCTCAACTACTTTTTCCTCATACATACGAGTTGCACCAATAGCTTCGTATACAGAAAGAATATCTGGGTTACCAGCTCTTTCTACGGCTCTATCGATTTCAACTGTTAATGGTTCGAAAATACCTAACTTAATAGCGTCTTCAGTGAACAAGAATGCTTTCTCGTCAGCTGAACCGTCAACTAAGATTTGCTCGTCATAAGCAATGAAGTCAATTCCCATGAAACCAGATAATCCGGAAATAATTCCTGGACCTTCTAAAGGTTTCTTAACTCTGAAATCTGAACTTACTTGTTGGTTTTCAGTGGTCAAATTGATAATTTGATCTGAAGGTGCAACACAGATAAGTCTTTCATTTCCGCTAATGCCATTGTTAGTGTGTAACAAAGCAAGAGCTTTTTTAAGTTTACCGGTAGTCAACTCAACGTCACCAGAACCAGAGTCGTAGTCATGGTTATTAACAGCTACTGACAATGTAAGAGCTTGGTTTGCAGTTGAACCATTAGTGGTTACAACAGCGTTTCCAGCTAAAGCATCGTGAATAACTTTATCCTTTCTACGTCCTAATTCAGCAACAGCTGCGCGAACAACTTCACTTTTCGGGTTTTGTATGTACTTGATCAAATCTTCTTTATCCATTAGATGATCGAATTCGGCAAAGACTTCTTGTACTTGTCTTCTTTCGAATGTGATATCTGCTAGATTTTTAGATTGACCACGTGAACTTTTAATGTAGTTAGAAACTTTTCCTAACTTATCAAAATAGGTTTTATTACCTTCCATTGATTCGACCATAACGGCTTGTTCCAACCTTGAACCCATTTGTTGGGCTTCTAATAATAAGGTATCTTTGAACATGTCTTTATAATGGTCTTGATATGTGCCTCCTAATGACATATATACTCCTTTAATTAAATTAATAAAAATGTTCTAACAATATGCTTATCCTCAAACGAGGGGCTGTTATAGTTGTTACGCAACCAGCGGGCCTATGATCAATAGGGGTGTGCCAACTTATCCTATTGATAAATCTGGGTGTTCTTCAACATCCATCGATTATTTCTTTCCGGCTTTAAGTCTATATAACCTTTCTAATTGATTTACAGCTTCTAAATGACCTTGATGATTAATGTTTCTTACTCTATCATTAAACTCAGGATCAGCTCTTAACTCTGCAATCTTAGCAGCAGCTTCATCTGGTGTAATACCAAAGCTAGTGCTTTCCTTAGCTACAACTGGACTGTCTTCTGAAATAAGCTTACCTACTTCAGCTAACATCCTGAATATAGCTGGATCGTTAGAAAGACCTGCTTGTTGTAGAGACTTAATTGCATCCTCTCCTCCAAACTGTCTTAAAGCTTTATTAGCTAGATCTTTTCTAGCATCAAAAGCTGAGCCAAATTCTTTTTTGATCGCTTCAATCTTAGACTCCTCTTGAAGTTTAAGTTCTGTTTCCATATTCTTACGATCATCTTCTATCTTACCTAGAACTTTTTCCATAAGCTTATTAGCCTTATCTTTAGGGATACCTGCGTCAAATAGATCCTGATGAATATTACCTAAGATAGGGTCATTCTTCAAGTCATCTGATAACTCGATTCCATAATCTTCAGCTTTCTCAGGGGCACCAAACTTAGTGTCGATACTCTTGATTTCGTCTGCTGTAAGATCTTCGAATCTTTTACCAAACTTCTTTTGCAGTTCCACATGGCTTTTAGCTAGGGATTCTACGTCTTTATATGTTTGTAAAGATTTCTCTTTCCTCAAATCTGATGATAGACTTTCTAAGAAAGATATATGTTTTTCACTGTCAGTCTTCTCAGGTGCTGCAACCTCCGCTACAACTTCCTCTGATGTATTCTCAGCCGCAGGTTCTGATCCCAAGATCGAATTGTCTGCTGATTCTACCGACTCATTTAATGCTTCATTATTAATACTTTCTGACATTATTTACTCCTTTTTAATGCGTTATAATTTGATGCTTTATTATATTCTGCAATAAATTGATCCACATCTGCATCAGACTGATTCAATATATTCTTCACATAATAAGCAAAACTTTTAGCACCCTCGTTGAAGGAAGTCTTATCTTGATAACCTTCTACATAACTTGGGTGATTTATTCTACAGAATCTGTATATATCTTTTAATATATATTTACCTTCTTCTGTTTCAAAGACCTTTTTATAGATCTTAGATTTCTTATTGAAATTCTTTGCTATACTATCTAAATTCATTTATTCTCCTTATTGTGGGATAACAGGGATGCCAGACTTCTGTAATGTTGCAGCTGTCTCAGCTCCGCTTTGAAGGTTAGCTCTTTGCCTTTCCTCGGCCTCGGCCATAGCCTGGGCTTGTCTTTGGTTAGCAACCTCCTCTTCCCTTTTAATCTGCTTAAGTGGTATACCAGATAGTTCAGCACCATGCCTAATAATCTTATCCATATCAAAGTTATCCATAACATCAGGCTTGATCTCTACGAACGTACCTAAGTTAGCGAAGAACCTGTTATAAGACAATAGCTGGTTACTTTGTTGGGTAAATGCTAGTGGGCCAATATATTCAATCTCAAATTCTACACTGCCATCAGAACTTAGTAGTACTTCAGGAGCAGGCTCTAATTCGCCTCTTCTATTTAAGATTCCTATAACCCTCTTAATTGCTTGGTTAAGATACTCGTCCTCGATACGTCTTACGGTTGGACCAAGTAATCTTAGTTTGTTTTGTTCTCTGTGAGTAGACTCAGTAGCTGTCAAAGGTTGTACACCTTGTCTTTCTTGGAACTGATCTACAAAGTATGCTTTTTCAATCTTAAGCTCTAGTCTAGCTAGAGTCTCTGCTAAAGCGTTATTGTTTTGCCCAGTGATTAATGGTCTTATCATTTCCTTGCCATCATCATTAAGGCCACCTATATTAACACCACCTGGGAATGTTTGTAATGGCATAATAACACCATCATCTGACATCAACAAAGGTGGATCAACTTGTTTCTGTAAGCTCTTTAATCCGATTTCTGAGAATGCGTTTAGCATTAGGATATCTGATATGGCATTCCAGCTTGGACTGATCCCATATACTTCTCCAATTCTCTTAACCCATCTAAGCACAATATAAGGTTGCTCATGGAAACCTTTAGTGCTAATAATATTCTTGTCGTCTAGTGAAATGTGTAAACTGATAAAATCGAATCTAGATAGGCTACTGTCAATACTACTTGTTCTTTCATAATCTACTCTCGGCAGTACTACATGTAGGAATTCGAACTTCTTGTGTGGGTCTCCTTTAATGGCTTCTCTGATCTTCGGTCCTAACGAATCTTCTCCCCACTTCTGGGCTGCTTGTCTGGCTGTATACTTAAACTTTCTATATACAGTATCTACAAATCCATTAGCGTTTTCTTCAATCCATATCTCACTTAAATGCCTAGTTTGAAAGGTAACTCTTCCGCTATCTTCGTCTTCACCAATAAACATAATAGATGTACCGTAACCACCAAGGTCAAGTAACATCTCATGGTTCTGTTGAGGGAAGCCTGATTCTGCGCTAGTAAAGATATTGAATACTTTCTGCTCTAATTTTTCTAGCCATCTCTTAACATCTTCTTGATCTGCAGCAATTGGATCCTGTGCTCTAAACCTAAAGAATATACTATTAGGATCAGTAAGCCCCTGTGCTATAACAGATGCTAGATTCTGGTTAGCTGTGATGGCAGTGGAATCGTAAACGATTCTATCCTTCCTATCTCCATTAACCGATGTCTCTGTAAAGTCCCCTCTATTAGGTAGGACGTAATCTGTAATGTCTTGGTTAACATCATCATAGTTAGCTCTCCTACTTTTAAGTTTATCGAGATTTTTTATAAATTGTTCTGCTGTATTTATTTCTTTTGCCATAATTAATTACCTAATAAATTTCCGGTTGTCTCAGCTGCTTTAGCTAATATACCAGCTTTTCTTGATACTATTGTACTTGCTCTTCCTCTTCTTTTTCTAATCCTCTCTGCTTCCGCTGTTCTAGCTCTACTTACTGCTGACTGATCTATCTCAGTTCCGATAATTGGTACCTCAGGTAATTCTGGTAAATCAATATCTGGTGCAAAGCCTTCTATACCTGCTCCAGTTAATAATGCACCACCTGGTGTTGCTACCCCTTGGTTAGCTG